GGATGAACATGATCGATAGATAATTGACTAAGGTCATAGGTTTTTCCGCAATAGATACAAGTATGGTCAAAGTGTTCCTTAATAGAGCGCCTCCACAGGCGCTTAGCTTCTGGTGAGGTCATGACTATTAAGTTGTAGAGGTAATCGTTAGGTGTAGGAAGTAGTGGGGTCATGCGCGTCCTTTACGTGCTCTGTTTTTTGATGCTGCTTCGAGGAATGTTTTTCCATTTTTCTTGTGGGATACATCCTTGCCATCACCGTTGCCGTAGGTTCCACGTTTACGGTTTTCTTTATTTAGTTTGGATCGTTTAGAGATCTGTAATTTAGAGCCATCATATTTCTTTTGGTAAGATTTATAATTACCATTAGCATATTTGGCTCCGCTATAGTTAGACTTTCGAGCCATAAAGTCTCCGTTGTACAAGTTCAGGGTCAACAGTTGGCATAATACTAACTAGCTTATCTAGTGGGCTACCTTCAAAGGCGACACCACTGATATCATTCTTTGATAACCAATCACAAGCTGCTTTTAGATCTTGTGTGGAAGCCTCACCCGATTTAATACGGGCAAGGAATTCCTTTGTGACAAGATTATGCAACTCATTGAACTGGTCTTCAGTTGCTTTCTTGTTTGTCATTTTGCTTTAGGTTTAGCCTTTGGTTTAGCTGGTGCTTTAATCTCATAACGAACTTCATTAGGTTCATGGATAAGATGTGATTCGTCACGTTCAGCTTCAGCTAGTGTTTCGTAATTACCAAGTACTTTATTGGTGTATAGGTCGATAAGTTGATAAGTCATGCTTCGTTAACAGAGTTTGTTTTACCTTTTGCTTGTTTTGGCAACTGATAACGATAAGGGTTTTCAGGGTTACCACGTTTGTTAGGGTCACCACCGCGACTCTTAAGCTGGTCTTCTTTCATTTGTTGCATGTAAGACTTTTGTCCGCCTCTAGGCATGATTAATTCCTCAATACGATTTGATCTAATTTGTTTTCGATACGTATCATATGATCTTCCATACGTTGGACCATTACTGATAGGTCAGCTTTAGATACGTAGTCTTGCGCTACATTTAATTCAATAGCATCAATACGTCTGTCAAGACCACTAATGCGGTCATGCACGTTATTTATTCTGTTGTGTAATCTGTTATTTAAAGCTGCCCCACCACCAATCAAAGCGATAAGAGCAGTGACTGCTGCTTCCATTATTTAAGAGAGACAATAGGTACTATGTCATGGCACAGTACTTCTACGCGACTGCCAGGACGAAAGGTAAAACCAGCTTTCATGATTTCTGTACATTTAAGAGCACGTACTAGCTCATAGTCCAACCTCATCTTCTGTTCGTGTCTACGTGCTATCTGTTTACACGTTTCAACCATGCCGCCATCTAACGGTACAGAAAAACCTATCTGCACACCAAAGTTTTGGGTACGTTGATAGGTATCTGTATGAACATCACCGCCCATATAAAATGGTTGGAATGTCATCGTTGTTCCGTTACAGGAGTTACTACCAGCAAAGACTTGTCTGGAAGGTGCTCCATTATTTTGGAACTGCACGGCTTGGTTAGTAACGTTACCTGTTGCAGCCGCTACAGGGTTTGCAGTATTAGATACGGTGGGTTCTTCTGCGTAAGCTGGTCCTATTGCGAGAAGACTGATAAGGAAGTAGTAGTAGAAACTTGTTGGATAGCTTCGGTAATGTCGATTGTTTCGATCACTCCTGCTGCTCTGTCTACAATTTCCAGTTGGAACTGCTCGCCAGAATTTGTCACTGAAAATGTTGTGGATCCATCTTCGATTGAACCACTTGGTGTTACGTTGGTTCCAGACCATGCTTTGTAATCTCCTCCGTACACTTCAGTTGCAATTGTACGGTCAATATCAATAGTTGTAGTTGTGGTAGATTGCATGCTACCTTGTGTAAAATTAGGTGTAACTGATTGTGCTGCAGCAGGTGTTGCAAGCAAAAGCAAAGCCAAAAGTTTTTTCATTGTTTTTTCTCTCGTGTAATAGCGTAAGCTGTTAAAGTACCTGATAAAATTGAAGCAACATATGTAGGATCCATCTTGCTCATCCATCCGGCGTAGGAGGCAGTGAGGAGTCCTGCGGACCAGACAAGTATGAGGAATCTGACGAGTCCATTCCACCTTTCGTTTTTGTGATCTTCTCCCATGTTTTTTTAAATACAGGTTTCATAATTTGAACTAAACGTTTAAATAATGCTGTTGCAGTTAAAGTAGCTGCAACTGATACTGTAGCAGTCGTACCTGCTGTAATAAGTATTTCATTTTGCGGAATAGGTATAGAAATACCTGTACCGGGTATGTTAATTTTTTGTATTAAAGTAGGTTGTGGGGGAAGGATGGGTATTTCAACCTTTGGTTTACTTGGAATAATTTGTTTTGTTTTCTTAGGTAATTTATCTTTTGGTTTCCCTTTAATACCCGGAGGTGGTCTAAGGTCGCTAGGAGGCACCACCAAGGGCTTGTAAGACGGTATGTCTGCCCTTGGTACTTCCAGTATAGGTGCAGGTAATTGAAGCGGTTCAGGGAGCGTTATAGAGGGAAACAATGGTGGCTCACCTAAGTCCATTATTTAGACGGAAATAATCCGTTACGGACAAATTCTACTGCTTTATCATCGATATCATTATCGGTTGATTCAGCAAGCTTAGTAAGCATATCTACAATAAGTAGTTTAACTTTTTCAGACTGTAGGAATGAAAATAGGATTGGTCGGATTAGTGTAATCATAATTAATTTAAATTAAACGTCTAAGGCGTCCGCAAAATCATGATGTTGCTTCAGCCATAGATAAGCATTTTGCAGTGGGTTATCGATTACCAATGCTGGATCTGGTGCGGCAAGGATGGGGTTGCCATCAGCATCAACCTCGCCAGTGTCACGCGGTGCATTTAACGCACCAACACTTAACGAAGATACGGAAGTTTGGTAAGACCGCTGGTCAATTTCTTGTGAGTCAGACTGTCTTGCTTCAGCGTTAGCGTAAAACTTAACAACAATAAGAGCATCCGATCCAAGCAGTCGAACAAATTCAATCCGTGCATATGATTCAGGCAACGGAATGCCAACGGGGGTTGTGGTCAGGTCGAGTTGTAAAGCCATGATGTGTGTCTATAGAAAAGAAAAAAGGTGGACAGTGGTTATGTAAGTTTAGGGTTCGTCTGTCACATAACAAGTCAGATAAGCAGTCCAGAGGAGTGATGCGTCATTTGATCCAAAGACCGTAATCCGCCGCCAGAATTCCTCGGAAGTTCCAGACCCGCTGGATCCGGCAAAGTCGACAATGTTTGGGGCGGAATATCCCTCGTCGTTGAATTTTTCGGTTACGTTTGTGTTTTGAATTCCGCCAGGACCTCTAATGAATCCTGATATCTCCCAAATTGCGTACTCTGCGTTGTTACCACCACCTACTTCGGATGCTTTGACAATACCTTCGAAGTACATGTGCCGTGAATTTGTGCCATCTGCTCTTCCGACATAGAGTGAATTGTTTTTACTATCTGTGGTGGTGCCCGTACTCACAGACCCCCCATCAGTTGTTAGAAACCGTCGAGCGGCATCGCCTGTGCCTTCAGGAGTTACAGCAGTAAGGATTACTTTATAGAACTGTGGATTTTTGTATGTTGAACTAGTGGTCCCAAATGGTGCAATCGCATGTAATCCTTTGATACCTTGTGTATTAGCTTTCGTTCCAATCGCTACACCATACTCCGCACTGGCTGTTGACTCTAATCCAATTGCTGTGGTTCTTGTGTCTGTAGCAGAGTTAGAAGCCCCGAACGTAAATGAATAAATTCCAGATGAAGTGTTTGATTGTCCGTATGAGTGAGCGAAAAAGCCTGAAGATATGTTTTGGCTTCCCATCGCAACTGAATAAGCTGCAGAGGCTGTGTTCGACCAACCACCAGGAATTATGGAATAAGTGCCACTTGCAACTTGAGTCGCTGCACCGCGAATCGTTTGAAGATCAACTGCGTGATTACCTCTAGCGTTGCCTCCTGCTGTTGTTCCATCAGGTTCGTGAGCAATAAGCGCACCATTACCTTTTGGGCTTAATACAGCATTGATATTCGTATCGGTTCCACTAGCCTCAAAAATGCTGCTTACAGAACTGCTATATGTGGATTGGCTTTCGGTGAAGTTAGTTAAACCGCCACCGCCACCGCCAGACTGAGCAACCCAGTCATAATCGGAACCTGTCCAGCTTAAGACCTCTCCATTAGATGCGGTGGAGGTGTTTAGATGAGCGTCTACGTCTGAATCTGCATAGCTACTGCCGCTACCAGCCGCCCAAGTTAAATTGCCGCTGCCATCAGTCTGTAAAAAGTCACTGGCAGCACCATCATCATTAGGCAAAGTTAGGGTGTAACTGGCTGCGGCAGAATGTGGCGGGCCTTTGATGACAATCCCATGACTGTTTTGCTCACAGTTCAGCTTGATTTGACCTGAGCCACGAGTCGCATTACCTTTGGCAACAACAACGCCAGATCCATTGGGGTCTAAATCAATATCGCCATTAGAAGTGGTAATAATGTCATTACCGTTTAGATCTAAATCACCCCCAAGTTGAGGCGCTGTATCAGCAACAAGATCGCTGTTGGCATCTACATAAGCTTTAACAGCATTTTGCGTTGGAACGGTATTACCGTCTGATGCTCCCGTTGATGCAATCAAGCTGGTGTTATCACTTACTTCACGTAGCTGAACACCAACCGTGGAGAATCCACCATTACGACTAAACGGACCAACAAAATTTAAACCTGAAATATTAAATTCAGATGTGTTAATTGTTGCACTACCAGTTGTACCGTCAATACTAAATGTATTATCGCCAATCTCGAAGTCACCTTTTTCGTTAATAGTTGCACCAAATACTCTGCCGTTGTTTAATTCAACACGTTGATTAGCGGCAATAGGTACACCACCATTCCAAGGCAATGCATTGTAATTAGTACCTGAACCTACATACTCCATGGTATGAAGGGAACACGAAACTTGAGACCTAAGACGGAAATCAATTGTTTGACCAGCAGCAAGTGGTGATCTAAGTCCACCATTTACTGTGTTGTAAAAGTTAAGCCTGTAGCCTGCAAGGCTTGGACTGTCTGCTGCAACAACATTTCCGTTTGCGTCAATTGGCTCGCTGCTTGTTACAACATAAGCACCTTGATTTGGGCAAATAAATTCAAGTCCAGATAGTACAGCTGAATCCCCATTACTAGGCGTGTAACCAGATGCAGTTAAAGTAATTACACCTGTTGTGTGGTCATAAACAGCAGAAGTTACATTATAAGATGTGCCTCCAACAGTTACTGTACCTCCAGTTACATATTCATGAGCATAGCTAAATGTATTAAGAGGTAAAGTAAATTCATTACCACTTGTTACGGTAACTGTAACAGCATTACCAGTTGATCCTGGTTCTCCTGCAGACGGGAACGTTTGACGTGGGAACATCAATTGACCTGGATTAGGTCGTGATAACGAACCAATTCGATTAGAGGTAAAAGAAACAATATCAGCAGTAAGTTCACCTTGACGTGTTACTTGATAAGTACCTGTTGCTGATCCTGTCATGTTTACAGCAGTACCACCTTGTGTCGCACTAACACTAAAAACAGTATTGGTAAAATTAGAATTAATTACATAGTAAGTTGTACCAGTAACTATTTCAGTAGGTAAACTACCATCAGTTGCTTTAAATGTGACTTGATCGTTTACTGAAAGACCATGATTAGTTGCAGTAGTAAATGTATCAGAAGTAGTATTAATTGTTACTACTTTTTCGATGCGATCAGCACCATACACAGCAACACGAGAATCACCAGTAAAATTAGACAAACGGCTATAACCATCAGCAACAAGACCTTGGTCTCCAAAATCACTTGTACCACCACCACTTAAGTTAGCTTGACCACCAGTTTCAGTTTTTACATGGAATGTACAGAATGTACCAAAGAAAGATACAAGCTGAGCGTAACCATCATTTTTAACAAGACAACCAGGTCCACCTAAGTTAACTTGAGTATAAGAATCAACAACCATTGAACGGATAGGGCTGTTTGCTGCACACTTGTCACCATCAACTTCCATACCGCCGCCAGTATCACCAGTAGAAACTGAACCAGCAGTACCTGCATCATCTTCTGCTGTAACACTAGAACAGTTTTGAATATAAGGTGATTTAAAAATATAAGCACCCGTAGTGTTTGCTCCAATGCCAGTATTATCGGCTTGATCGTCAAAAGAGATTGCCCATGATTGTTGGTTATTAGCAAGGTCTGCCTGATGACCAGCAAACTCCAAACCCCAACACCAGAAACCACTATCTACTTTAAAGAATCCATTCATTTCCTGCCCAGAAGCAGGTTTAATTTGAACTTGTCGGAGACTAGAAGCAAAAATACCTACATTTCTAGGGACTCTAAGAGGTAGTGAATTTTCTGTATAAATGCCAGGAGCAACTTCAATTAGATCACCAGGTTGAGCAGCAGCAATTGCAGCAGCAAAAGTAGCAAAGGGTTCTTCTGGTGAAGTACCGTTATTACTATCGCTTGCTTTTACGTCTTTACTAATGTAAATTCTTCGGCTATCTCTAGCACGTTCTGCAATTAATTGTTCAAGGTTTTTTGAACCAACAATAACATTTTGTAAAGAACTAATGTTAAAGTTATTACTAACAGTTAGATCATTAGATACTGTTGCATCATTACTAACAGTCAAATCAGCAGCAGTAGCATTACCACTTACTGCCAAAGTACCTGTAACATTAGTATCTTTTAAAGCAACAGTTTCAGAAACTTGATCAACAACTAGTGTACTACCAGCTTTAAATTTACCAATTTGATCAGTACTTGATTGCCAAACCTTACCACCATTTAATTCAATAACTTGATTAGCTTCAATAGGTACACCACCTTCGTCAGGATGATCACTATAATTAGTACCTACACCAACAAATTCAAATGTATGTCCACCAGTACTAATATAAGAACGTAACGCAAAACTAGCAGTAGTACTTGTAATGTTACTAGTAAGTCCAGACGTAAGCGTTACATCCCAACCAGAACCATTAGCAACACTATTTACAACACCATAATCAACACCATCAATGGTGATCATCATAGTGTTTAAAGGTTGTGAAACAGTACCGTGGAATGTACCTTGAGTTAATGCTCCAATAGTTACTGTTGTATTACCGAGTCCTGTACCAGCACTAGGGGACGAAATAGAAGCAGTTGCAATAGCATTCGGACTTTTACCGTCAGCAATAAGACCATAACGACCAAAATCACTAACACAATTACTTAGATTAAGTTGTCCTCCATTCTTAGCTTTAGCATGATAATGTGTAAACGTGCCAAAGAAGGATACAAGTTGTGCGTAACCATTATTAGTTACAAGAATACCAGGACCATCCAAACAAATTTGTGTAAACGCATCTACAACCATACTTCGGATAGGACTTGAAGAGCTGACAGCAGCGCCGTCAACTAACAAACCACCACCACAAGGTGCTGATGTTCTGTCCCCTGCTACTGAGCTATAAGTCTCTGCGTCAGTAGACTGGAAAGTATTAGGATCAAAATTTGCATTATCAAAATGTGCATCACTAAAGTGTGTGCAATTTTGGATGTAGGGACTCTTTAGAATAATAGGTTGGATGTCAGTACGGAATCTGACAGCAAATGGTTGATTACTGGGCAAACCATAAGTAGCGTCATTATCCAAACTGTTATTTCTACTACCTTGATCACTTGTAGGGACTTTAAGACCAAGTAAAGTTAAATTGCTAATATATGTTCCACTGGTAACCTCGAACATATCGTTGTTTTCAGTAGCAACTGTAGGATGCACAAAACAACTACGCATTGATGTACCAACAATTGAGATGTTATTTTTCTCAATACGTAAAGGTAGTTCTTCTTGATATGTACCAGGTGCAACGACAATTAATGTACCATCACCAGTAGCAGAAGCATTAACCAATGTCAACGCTCTTTTAATTGATCTTAAAGGTGCTTGAGGGAGAAAACCTGTTACATCAGCAGCATCAGTACCATTAGTTACATCTACATAACGTACAATAGTTGAAGTTGCAGGTGTATATGGTGTTCCAACAGAAACAGCTCTCCAATTACTACCATCATAAATTCTATAAACTTGATTACCTGGAATAAGATTTAACCATTGTTTTCCAGGTTGATCAGTAACAGGTGCAGTAATATCAGAATTTACAATTACATCATGTCGTGCTTCAAGAGCACCCACAGTGGCTACTTTATCGTCAACATTTGTCCATGTTGTAGAGTAATCAGCAGTCTGAACAATATCAGTAGTTTTAATACGATCTAGATCAACACTATTAGCACCAATACCAATGGTAGTTTGTCCACCAGTGGCGCTTTTAGTAAGACCAGTACTATCAACTAAAATGTCATTTTCAATTGCTAAATCAATAACATCATCAATCTTTGCAGTAGTTGCAATTGTGTCGTCATTGTTTGGCCATGCTTCACTACTGGTAATAGTTTCAGATAATTCATCTTGGAAACGTGCATCTAATGCAGCAGTAGTTGCAATATGATCGTCATCACTTACCCAAGTTTCAGTACTTAAAATTGTTTCATCAGCTTCGTCTTGAAATCTTTGATCCAAAGCCGCTGTGGTAGCAATTGTTTGATCATTACTAACCCATGTTTCATTAGAATAAACTACATCACTATAATTATTCCAATAATACTCATCTAAATATTCAAGTAATTTATCAGGTATTTGACATTTACCTTCTTGAATAGCATAACGTAGTTGTTCAAAGTTTTTATTAAGGTCCGTAGCACGAATGGCTGAACCTTGGTTAAATACTGAACGAATGTCTGTCATGTCAGTAACACGATAAACCTTAACATTATAGATAGGGTCTTCGTTTACATCTGGAGTAGGTGGTGCAGGTGGTGCAGTACCTGTAAAAGTTACAGCAGTTGGGTTTGCATCATTAACTTCCCATGGATACGTAGCATCAGTTGTTAGGATGTCTTCATGTTTTTTTGTAGTGTTGTTCCAAAGAGCAACTTTTACTTCAGTTTTAAAGTCATAAGGAAATGGAAAAGCAAATACACTTAAGGAACCATTACCTTGATATTCAATTTGTACTAGCTCGCATGGAGTTGTCATAGTTAATTACGAATGTTTAGAATTGAATCATCAAAAGTTTCACCAGCTATATTGGCTTCTTCTGTTAGTTGTTTTTGAACTTGACGTAGTTCAAGTGCAGCATACATGTCTGCATCCATATCTGCAAAAGCAAAGTCTTCTGCAGCACGTCTAGCTTCAGATAACCTAGCATGTAAATCATGCCACTTCTTTAGAGATACTTCATCTGATTTATAACCTTGGTTACGCATTTCACGTAGCTTTTCAATACTCTTCCAGTCACCTGCATCACGCATGATTTCTTGAATAGCTTCTTTAAAGAATCCACGCTCACCCATCAAACGGAATAGTTCAGAACGTTCAGGAGCAGTTAGTTTGACACCATCTTTAGATCTAAAGTTAGTGTTTATATCAAACTCCATTTCTTGTAAGAACTTTTCTTCAGGTGATTGTTCTGCATGAATTTTAATAGGACTATAAGCATTCCACACACGTTGTAAGAAACTATAACCATTAGGTTTTTCACCAGTAACTGGGCTATAAACATAAGGTTGTCTATTGGAAGGATCCAGTTCACCAGCAAACCTATTACGGTTTTCTAGTTGTGACATAAAATCATTCTCAACTTCTACTAAACCTTGACTTAAGATACGACTCCATTCTCCACGTTGTGAAGCAAGAGGACCAAGACTATTAATAAAACCAGCAGACCAACGTGTCAGCGCACCTTCGTTACCACTAAGAATATCAAGTAATGGTTTAATAGTAGACAAACCAGTACGATCAGTAACAGCAGCACCAAAAACAAAACCTAGTTTAGAAAGAAAATGTTCTACTTTAGCTTCACCAAGCATATCAAAGTTATCAGCAACATTAGCTGTAAGTGCTAACCAATCAGCAATTGGACCTAAAGCTTCATATGAATAGAATTTACCATCAAGACCTTTAATACTACGTTTCTCCCATTTAGAGTTCTTTACCCTAGACATTTGGGTTTCTTTATCGTAAAGACCATCACCAGTAATACGGTCATTCATAATAAGACCGACAGCACCTGTTACGGCTAATGCACCAATAGCTTTACGACCACGTGTCATGTACTTAAGATCAGCAATTTTATTTTGCTTAGCAATAGTATCCATACTTTCAATATCGATATTACGTGCTTTAAGTAATTGATCGATACGTTCTTCGTTACCAAGTAAGTCGTCTAATTTAGTATAGGCTAATTCATTTACATCACGTTGAAATGGTGTCCAAGGACCGTACTTACCCATCATATCAATCATGTTCATACCAGTTGTGGGGAACATAAGGAATGGACGCATACCAGGTACTGTTTTAACAAGATCACCAACACCTTGTGCTAATGGTGTGTCTAGGTTAAGAGCCATTTCACTATTGGCATATTTAACAGCTTCATCTTTTAACAAACCGTTATCACCAAACATTTGCTTATAATATTTATCAGCAATAGGTTTGACGTTTTCTTTAGTAATTGGTTTACCAGATGCTATAAGTTCATCCATAGCACGGAATCTAGATTCAGCTGCTGCATTAAATACACCAGTAAATCCATCCAATGCTGTCATAGCATTAGGACCAAATCTAAGTACAGGATCTTTACCAAGATCACTAAGCATTTCAATTTGATTTACAATATACTGTAAACCATCGTCACCATCAGCAGCCTGTGCACGTGCTGCTTGTTTAAGAAAATCTAACTCACGTTCTGATTGTAGTAACAAATCAGTACGAGTAACAGAACGAATTGAATCAGGTTCACGAGAAGCTTTAAGGAAAACATCACCAGCATAAGGTAATGCTTTACGCATAGTTTCCCCAACAGAACTATAAGCAATCCAACCACGTTGCATAGCTTTTAGACCTTTACCAGATAATGCTGCACCAGCAAAATAAGAAATAGGTTGACTAATAATACCACCAAAGTTACCAGAAAGTGCTTGAATAGGTGTTTTAAATGCAGATAGAATACTGTTATAAACATTAGACCATACACCAGCAATTAACTTATTCTCTACTTCAGGATTAAGGTTAATAATAGCTTTACCTAAATCAGTAGTCATTCCAGCGATGTAGTTATTCATCTTAGTGATAGTATCGATACTACCATCAGTAAGTTCATAAGCCATCAAGAATTGATCCATCAGCTGTGGTTGATTAGCTGCTATCTGACGCATTGTATTACCAAACCTTTGAGAATCTTCAAAGATACGTTTAGCAGTTTCACCCGCTCCAAGTACAGTAGCTTCATTATAACCTTCAATGTTCTTAAATCCATTCTGTACTTGTTGGATAAGATTTATCTTACGGTTTTTGTAGTATTTAGCAGAAGCAGATAATTGAGTGACATATTGCATCATATCAATGATCTTTTCTTGTGCTACTTCTACAGCAGCTGTACCTTCCATTAACCTTGCACCTTCAGAAAGGTCTGAGATGCGTCCAGAAAGGCTTCCAGCAAGGATGGACTGTGCCCTTGCTACATCCATACTGGTAAGGTCACTTCCGAAGCCTCTGAGAGCCTTAGCAGCCATAGCAAAACCACCTTCTGCTAGGATCTCCTTACCGTCATCAGTACGAGTAATAAATGGTTCTAATACTTTCCTTACATCTGCTTTACTCATACGTGGATCAAATAATTGAATTGCAAGGTTTTCACCTTCATCAATTACATCATCAAAAGTAACTTTCCAACCGTTACCTTCCATCCCAATACGACCAGCTTGTTGCAGTTGATCAGCAAGACCAAGAACAACATCTTGTGCATTATCACCACTTGTTAGGCTATACTTTAATGCAGGTTCAGAAATTACATTACCAAGTCTACCATAAACAGTATCTAAGTTTTTAGCAACACGAACTGCATCCACACTAGCACCAACAACACCAAAGTCATCAACAGTACGGATACCAACTTCAGTGTAATCATACATATCATGTACACCTTTGATTGGTTGATCCATAGCAGGATTCATAGAATAACCATACATCCCCATCTCATCAAGAGCTTCCTCTTGTTTAATAGCAGATTGAATGACAGCTTCTTCTGGATCAGCAGAACTAGCAGGTGGTTTATTTGTATCTAACCATTTACGTGCTTGAGGAGTTTCACCAACAAGTCTATTAGACTTACGTAAAGCACCAGTAGCACCAATAATAGAATTAACAAATTTAACACTACCTAAAGCTAAATCAGTGACAAAACCAAGACCAATATCTTCACGTATATTCTTCTGACGTTTCATGTCAGGAGTATCACTATCCAAAGTAGCCATGCTATCAGGAATAAAGTCAAACGTTTTAGGAAACGCTTTCTTTAAAGTACCTGTAGCATTATCTTCTTCGTATTCACTACTAACAGCACCTACAGTAAGTCCTGCTAAAGCTTCAACACCACGCTCACCCATAAACTGGACAAATTTATTCTGACCAACTGACCAACCAACACGTGTGTTAGCAGCAGTACCAGCGGCTTTACCTGCACCACCTAATAAAATAGTAGGTGTAATAACAGAAGATATTTGTCTTATTGCTTGTGCTGTTTCGTTTTCAAATTTAGTAGGTTTAGGTATATTAACACCAGGAATTACATTAAGAATTTCTGTACCAAAGTCAAGTAAACTTGTAGGTACAGCTGCAGCAAGTTCAGCAGCATATCTTGGATCTTCAGCAAACCCTTCTAGTTCACCACCTGTACCTGTAGCCATTTGCCTGCGGTTCCATTCACCACGACTCATTCCTTGGGCTTCGTAATAAGAAAAGTCTTTTGTTTTGTCGAATGGTTCTTCTTGTTGAGGTGCCGTAGCTACCTCGGTTTGTGGAGCTTGTTCAGGCTGTTCTCCCGTAGGAGTAGAGGTTTCATCTAGTTGAGTATCTTCAAGCTGTGCAGCCTCTTGTTGAAGCTGCATTTCAGCGTTGAATTCTGGAGATAACTCCATCTCACCTGGATCCTCCCTAAACATCTCGTTAGGATCGTATTCCATAGTTTAATTTAAAAATTTAATTACTGCCCAGCATAATGGTAAAAGTTACCTGTTGGAGCAAACATAGGATCTTCAGATGCTACCCTATTTTTTAGCATAGTTTGACCTTTAAAATCAGTACGTCCATCTAATTGCATAAAGAAATTTCTAATCTTTTCTCTACCTTCAGCTGATTTTAATTTACTTGATAAAGAAGGTTCATATCGTGCCATGCCTTTATAAACAGCCTCATATTGACCAGGTGCTCTGATAATCTCACCAATAGAAGTACCATACTTACCTGAAGCCAATCTAGTTAAAACAGAAGCTGCTACACCAAATTCATCATCAGTGTTACGTGCTGCTTCACTACTAACAACATAACCTAATTCATCCCAATCTGCATCTGTAAGATTACTAAGAATGTTTTCAATTGTATTATTTGAAGAAGTCCTACGGAATGTAGAACCAGCTCTCATACGCATAGGTTGTCTAAAAGTACTGGTATCACCAGACGTTTGTGATAAGCCTTGTTCTAATGCACGTCTTTTAGACGCTGCTCGTGTCTTTGCATCATAGATCATACTACGAAACTCAGGGCTTACTTGTGCATTTAAATCTTGTGTTATTTGTGGTGGGTCTAATGGATCAAGATCTAAAGCTTCAAGTTGTGCATTAATAATTGTAAAAGGATCAGCACCATTGCTCATACCAGCAACAGCTGCAACATCACGAGGAATAGTAAAACCAGGTTTACCATAATCATTCATAATAGCTACTGCTTCTTCTTGAGTAATAATGCTTTCAGGTGTTTTTAAAACTGTAGCTAAACCTTTATCGTAAATATCTTTTTTAAGTTCAGCATATCTACGCTTTGCTTTTTCTAGTGCTGGTAAGTTGCCTTGGTTAAGATTAGGAAAGGTTGCACTACCTCCAGCTTGATTAGGTTTACGAAACCACAAATTTTCTGGATCACGTGCACCAGCTTTTACCTCTGCAGCTAATTGTTGACCGATTGTAGTAGCTGCAGTATTAAAGTCCATACCACCTGCTACAGCTTGATCGACACGTTTACGATATTCAGCTCGCATACGACCTTGTAGAAACAAACTGGCAGGTGTATTAGGTTTGTTTGAACCAAAAGTTGTTACACCATTAGCAATTGTTTTAAAGGAATCAGATTGATCTTTAAAGACACCCTTAGTGTATTTCTTTTGTTGTTCAGCAAATCTTGTACTTAATGTTGTAGCTGCAGTAGGATCAATACCACTTAAAGCATCAACAGCTTCTTGTGTAATAAAACCATCAGGAATAGTTTCATACTGTTCAATAGCTTTAGCCTTTGCTACTGCTTCATGAGTATAACTGTTTGCAAACTTTTGGATTGATTGTGGTACTTTACCATGCGTCTCTCTAAAGTATTTAATTACTTCTTCAGCATTAGCTTTACTACCATCTTCTGTTAGAGCTGCTAAGAATTTCTGAGTATCTTCTTTATACCCTATTTCATCAGCTTGAACCTGAGCACTACGATACTGTGTATCACCACGCTCCCGTGCCATCTTAATAGCACCCATTCTACCAGGGTTACTAACAGCAAAAGGTTGTCCTTTATTTACAGTAGCATTAGCTATCTGATCAAGGGTAAATAAATACTCACCGTTAACACCTCTTTGAGTAGCTAAACCTTCAAGCCATTTATAAGCAGCTTCGTAATCACCACCATTATCTCTTACAATTGTATTAAAAGAAGAGACAACATTTTGATTAAATGCACTGGGGTTTTGAGTCAGAATTGTAGTAGCATTATCTATTCTAATGCCTTTCTTTACTTTTAACTCACGTTGAGTTGCTTTTGTCTGGACTCCTTGGTTAACACCTTGAAGAGCTGCCAAACCATCACGTAACATCTCAGGTTTATAAGCTAAGACATTAGACCTTTCAAAAAACTCTCTTTGAAAATTAGTAACAAAAGCAGCTGTTTGAGCAGAGTCCAAATCACCAGCATCTAGCAAAGCTTTGTTTAGTTGCTGTGGGTAGATATTCTTTAGAATATAATTAACCCTAGCTTGGTCTAATTTATAACGACCATTACTATCTAAAGATCTAGCTCTAGATATAGCTACTGGATTGGCCTTTTTTGCTTGAAGTACATCTAGTTCACTTTGACGTACTTCTTCTGTAGCTGCTAATTCATACTCCCCTAAGACTTGTTTAATAACTTTGTCTTGATTAGGATTAATTAAGAACTCATTAATTGCTTGTTGTGCAGCTTCATCAGACTTTGCCTTTGCAATTTCTACAAACTTGTCAGATGCTGTTTTACTTAAACTAGCAACATTTTCAAATATTTTAGATTGTGCTGCTTGATTTACTTCTAATTGTTTTGCAGCAGTTTGTGAATCTAGTTGACTTTGACGAAGTTCAGTGTTTTGATTTTGTGTTTGTATCTGAAAGTTTCTTTGACGATCTGTTTTTTCAGCCTGTTGGTTTGCTTTAACCTCTTGGCTGATACGTTGCCGTTGTTTAATGTCAGCTTCAGCAGCAGTCCGCATACCTTGTACGACACGATTACTTTCTTCACGCATACGTGAGATAGCAGCGTCGCTTACTTGCATTGGGGAGAAACCTCTAGCTTTGGCAGCACCCCTAAATTGTACTTGTTTTGCCATAGTTATTTAAATATGAGTTCTGTGCAATGCCACCTGCAATTGTTGCCGCACTTGACATTAACCCAGAAATTAATGGTGCAGACGTACTTTGTCTGATAGGTGCTTGGATAGCTTGTGGTAGTACTTCCATAGGTTCGATGAAGATACGCTCGGGTCCTTGCACAGGTTTCAATACATCAGGCGGTGCTTCAGGTCTAATCATCAAGTTTGCCTCAGCTGCCATATCAGCAGCATAACGTTGTGCACCAATCTGTTGTAAGTTACGTTGTGATTGCTCAACAGAACTAGACAAACTAGCATCCATAATAGCAGCATTACGACCTAAAGCTGCAATACTAGATTGAAGAGCTTTAGTACGTGAATTACCAGCTTGTCCTAAGCCAGCTCTACCTTCGGACTGCAATTGATCGACAAGCATACCTTGACGACTAAAAGCATCTTCAGTATAAAGATCATTTAGTGATGATTGCTCAGCTTCATAAGCTTGCATTGCTGCAAGGCTATTATACGCAAGCCTGCTATTAGTGTTTTCAACAGACTTACCGAATTGTTTTACAGCTGATAAGTACTGATAATCTTGAATTTCAGTGTTATACTTCCACTGTCTTACAGCAGTATTCCACTCGTAAGCTCTGTTGTTTTGATAATTTTGTTTATCAACTTCAAATACTCTTTTATTGTATTCGTTAGTTGCATCAGCTGCTTCTTCTGCAGCTTTCTGTGCTTTTTTTTGTGCCTTCCTTGCTTGTCTGTTTTGCTTGTCAGCTTGAGATGCACCAAAGATACCACCAATAATAGAGGTTGCACCACCAATAAGTGCAGCACCAATAGCAGGGGCAATACTCATCTCCAGTCCAGACTCAGCTAGCTGCTCACCCAGAAGATCATAATTCTTATTAATCATTAAGCCCTCCTATAAAAACGTGGGGAATAGTTCCCTTCCCACATCATTGACACCAACGATACAGGGTATGGTAAATTACTTGTCACTTTAAGTTCAAAATTAGTATTACGTTGATGGATGGGTACAGTAAAAGTTTTTTCTTCTTTAATTGGATTACTATCGCCTGTATAATAACTAGCTTGAGCTACATTTTTTATATCAATCCAGTCATTAGAACCTTTAGCTTTTGATTTAAATACAACAGCACCAGTCCTACCAAGTGAAAAGTTAGCTCTAGCGATAGTTAATGTTGCAGTATAATCAGTAGTGGCTGCATCACGTCTGTAGTAAAACTTAGGTAGTGTTGCTTCAAAGTCATAGTTATAACCTACAAGCATACCATCAGCATAACCAGTAAAATTACCTTGGATTTCAAAGTAATAATAATCAGTACCTGGTTCTTTAAACCCTTCTACTTCAGCCCAATAACCAGCATCTGCATCTAAAGCAGCTGATGTATTATTAACTTCTGCTTTAGGTATATTAAGGAGCATAGCACCTTTTTTATTACTAAGTGGTGTATAAGGTAAATAGATTTTAGTACGATCTAATGCTTCTTCATATACAACCGCTGAGATACCTCCAGCAGGGCTTACAGGACGTGTAGCCATGTCTAGACAGGCATTGCCTTCAAAGGTATTTGTGTCTGATACAGAGTTTCCTGTAGGGATCTCATCAAGTATTATGGACCCAATAGAATATTCAGTTTCATGCTGCTGAACTACTACAACATTATCATTAATAATTTTTGCAGCTTGAATAGTACTAGGTAGTTCCCATTTAGTCCAAGCTTGAAACAGGTCTTTCTCACCGTTGTTATAATAACGATACAGGTACAAGTAAGATGTATCTCTATCTACTAACATTATAAGAGAGTTAGGCGGACTTGTAGTAATATCATCTACAGTAGCAGGGATCCATTCTAATACTGCTTTGCTGATATCTACAACAATAGGGCTTTGCTCTACATCACGTAGTGCCATGGTAAAAAGTTTACTATAACCAGGTAGTTTACTGACAAATGCAGAGGTAGTACCAATGTCTACAGGAGAAATATCAGTAGCCATTTCATAGTTAGATAGTGCTCGAATAACAGCAGAAGTTGGTGTAAGAATGCTGGCATCAGTTGCATATAGTTGAAATTGTTGACGTTCACTAAATAAAGCAAGTCCTTGTGGTGAAGGTAGCACATCAAACAATTTAACAGGTCGTACACTAGATACGTTTAAATCAATAGGGTCTGAATCAATTTGCGTTAATGCTGACTTGACAAAGAAATTATAAGCGTCATTAGCTATTCCAAGAACTACATTATCACCAGACAATACACCAAAACGGTTACTGTAAAAGAAGGAAGAATTAATAGGTGAACCAATAAAAGATGGTATGGGACTGGTTAGATTATCACCAGCAAGCCTAGGCTTATAATCAATAGGACCAAAAGTAAATGTAGTATTACCAGTGTTAGACAACTCATGTGGCATGGTAGATGCAAGAAGACCAGGTGATGCATCACGTGATCGTGCTTCTTCCCAATAACCACGACCTCTATTTAAAGTAGTGTCGTAAGCAACAAAATTAACATAGTAATCATCTTCATTACTATCACTGTTTAAAATTTTTACGTTATGACCACCAAAAGATTCAAGTGATAGTTTAGATATATCAGTTACTTCATCTTCAAACACTTCAAGTGAAATGTTATTAAGACCACCTCTAGCATCAATGTTAAAGGCTACAGGAGTACCAGTAACTGCACTATAATCAGTTACCACTGCATTAGCACCAGTACCACGTTTAATAACAAGACTATTGTTGTAGCCTTCTAAATACCAAATACCATCAAAATTGGTATTACCTGCTGTATGCTGTGCTTCAATAGTAGCTTTAATAGCATCAACTAAATGGTGGTTAACATTAACAGCAGTGGCATCATACAACAACATATCATCAAATGTTGTATTATTTTGAGCAGTTACTTGTGCTACTACATCATCTGTATTGTTAGCAGCAGCAGCAGGAAAAGTAACTGTATATTCATACGTTTCTACAAGTGTAAGTAGTTTAAGCGTAGCTACTGAATTAGCAACAAACGTACCCGTTGGTTGCATAGCAGTGGTAACAGTTTTGTTTGTAATAATTGTAGTATCTTGAATGCTACGGAAATGAAAAGAAGGTTCTGTTGCAGGAGCATCAAAATTAGTTAGATACGAAGTAACATATGCTCCTCCACCTGGTGCAGTAACAGTACAAAACGTACCATCAGCTGCTGTCCAGATATAAATGGCAGCACCTTTAATACAACCAACATAAGAACCAGCACTAGCACGGTCAATATAAAACCATACTGCATCTGCTAGTTCTGCTTTAGTAAATACATCACCATTAGCTTTTTTTAAAACATTAATATGTTTCATACCAGGTCTTTTAAGTAGACCAAAGGTAGGATCAGGATAACCGTTGATGCATTCAGTTATCTGACCTTCTAATTTTTTGTCGTCATTTTGTTTAGAGACACCACCAAGAAAGTTAGGTGTCAATTGAGTTACTGCTGGCATTATCGAATCAGGGAGTCAAAGGGACTGTAGCTCTTGTAGTAGTTACCTTGTTGTGGTGCACCAAAGAAACTATGGTCTCCTTGGTTACAATCATATTCAAGAGCAAACGATCTTGCATACGCTTCTTTTTGTTGTAGCATTTGGTATTGATTTGGATCACCAATAATCCTACTAGATACAGTAGCAGCCGCACGTGCTACAATATAAGCTTGAATAGGTTGAGGGATGTCTGAATAATCCCGCTCCCATACTACATCAAAATAAAGTGTTTCATCTGTATCCCAGATGTCAGTATGTTTAATAGTATCATAAACATAACCAGCACGATTAACAACATTACGACCAAGACTGTTTGTATAGTCTTGGCTTAAATCCATTTGGATTACATTGTTAGGGATAGCAATTTTTTTAGAAACATCAGGTTGAAACTGATCATAATTTCTTTCTGTATTATAAGACCAACCCTCAGATTGTACTTCACGTGAAGTTTCTTTTAATGTGTTGTAAGTAATTGCAACATCGGGGTTGGTTTGAGTTTCTACTTTTTGTGTGACTATAGCTCTTGATAGATTAAGAAAATCATCTGAAGTAGCTACTGTTTGTGAAATGTTAGTGGGGTACTCATACAGAATAGGATCTAATGTTAACGTGGTAGATGTAGCATCTACTGCACTAACTGTATAAGTATAAGGACCAGAACCACTTGGTCCTGATTGCACTAATACATTAGCAATTCCAGTTCCAGTGATAAAAGTATTCTTCGGAATATATGGGGATGGAGAAGTAAGTACATTACTTGTAATAGAACCTGTGGTAGAGAACACGGTTTCTGTAGCAGCAATTGCTGTATTATTAGCAACGCCAATACCAGAAATGTAAGTACCAGCTGGAATGTTATTTGTATTAGTAAAGAGTTTAGTAGAATCTAAGAAGCCTGTAATTCTTGACACCTCATTAAATACAAGGACTTCTTCTGTATCTAGCGTAGTGACAGGAGCCTGACCAACTGACGCCAGGATCTGATTAACAGCTTGTAGCTCAGTATTGGAGCCAGTAGTAGGAAAAGGCATAATTTGATAATGAGTATTATTC